AGCTGTACCATGTTACATGTGGGCATCCATTCCGATCTTTAACAAAGTGTATGCCGTGGTCTTTAAAAACTTCGCACTGTTTAGCCATTGATGTAAAACCTGTCACTGTGGCAATCTCTGCCTCGGTCATTAAATTATTCATAGTGTTGGCTCCTTAATTAATTCGTGATACTTAGCCACCCATTCAGCAGCTGCAGTAGCATGAGTGCAATTAGCAGTAGCTAAAGAAGCATAATAAGAAGCATTTTCAGCAGCATAAGTAGCGGCATAAGTATCATTATCAGCATAAGTATCAGCAATAGCAGCTGCAAGAGCAGAGGTCTCTAATTCTAATTGACTAACTGAAGAAGGGTCAGCGAACCACCTCTCTACAAGTTCTATTTGTTTATTCACAGTGTTGGCTCCACTTTTGTTCCGTCATACCGTAGGGTTAGCAATGATTCAGCCGCCTTTTCTACTTCGCTGCGACAATCCCAGGTTTCTAAATCAGTGCTTGGAGATAGCCCTAGCGTCACCCTGTCTTTGAATTTAATAGTGGCGGTTTTCTTCTTACCAAATATCCTATCAAAGTTAGCTTTAAACTTTTCGCTATTGCCTCGGCTGGCTAATCGGTCGCCTGTAATATCGTTAGTCGTTGCTGCCATCATAATAATCACCTATTTAGTTTTACTACCCGAAAACCCCAATTAAGGGGCTAGGGGCTTCGTCTTTCCAAAGTGTCATCACGGCTATCTAAAACGGAATATCATCATCAAACCCATCATCAAAGCCGCCTTGTGGTGCTTTCTGCATTGCTTGGCGTTGCTCCTGCTGTTGCTGGGGCGTCCTATTAGAGTGAGGGCTTGGCGCTGCCTGTCTGGGGGCTTGTTGCCTTTGCTGTGGCGTTTGCTGCTGCTGCTGACCATTTTCGCGGCTGTCTAGCATTTGCATTTCAGAAGCCACTATCTCAGTGCTGTATCGCTTAACCCCTTCTTGTTCCCAACTACGAGTGCGTAAAGAGCCCTCAATATAGACTTTTGAACCTTTACGTACATACTCGGAAACAATCTCAGCTAGGCGATTAAAGAAAACTACCCTGTGCCATTCTGTACGCTCTTGCAATTGGCCTGTTTGCTTGTCCTTCCAGGATTCGCTAGTCGCCACCGTAATGTTCGTAACCATGCTGCCAGATGGCATAGCTTTAGTTTCTGGGTCACCGCCCACATTACCTACTAATATAACTTTGTTTACGCCTCGTGCCATGCTGTATTACTCCTATTTAAAAAGTTAAATCCATGTGGACATCATTGACCACATCTAAGAATTTAAGTAGCTTTGCCCTGCATTCGTCAATGTCATCAAAGTCGTCCCTGGTGACTGTCTTAACGAATAGTGGGCGTTCATAATTTCTATCATCAAAACTGGCAAATACCCAAAATGTAACGTCATCTGACATAATAAAAGGCGCTTTTACTTGGTTTAAATACTCTTTAGGTATCTCGTCTTTTATCAGGTACTCAACGTGCTTTTTAGAGTTAGGGCATTTTGTTTCAATGCCCCCTATAATTAAGCCGTTTTCATCTTCAAATATTCCATCAGGTGATATTGAAAAGCGTGGGTATTTTTCGTCTAGCAATAATCCTGTCTCTTCAAAATCAATGGCTATTTCAGCCGATGTAGCTTTAATTGCAAATGGCTCAAGCTCATTACCCCTATCAATCGCAGGGGTGCTTAGATCATTTATTTGAACCTCAGTCATGCGGTCAGCTATAAGCGAGTACATCAAGGTTTTCTGGACTGCTGGGGTTCCCAGTGCGCTGCTAAGGCTAGTGCCAGTGACGTTTCCATGCCTCGCTTTAAGCCAATCTAAAGACTTCTGCTCCATATCAACCTTGTACATTGGCTGCTCCTATTTTATTTTTCATGGTGTTTTTATGCTTATTCATACGAGACTTTAGATGTTTAGGTATTGCGGTATACGCCTGCTTCAATTCTTCCATTGTGGTGCAGTTACTAAGGCTGTTTACATACTGGTCAATGTTTTCGTTAGTGTCGGGAATAGCTGCTCTAACGCGCAAAGCCATCACTTCTGAGCCAAATGCTTTAACCAGTGTTGCGTAAACCTGAATGCTCTGGCCTTTCCAATGGTGGTAGCTAGGGCCGTATAAAGATGCAATTGTTTTTACATTAGTAATATTCATTACCATTGGTGGGGCATTTACAAAAGTGATAACAGGCACTTCTTCATTTTTCCCACTTTGGTTTCTAATGCTTTGCATTTCTACATGATCAATAGTGGCGACCAGCTCTTCACCTTCATTTAAATTGTGCGAACCAAGAAGCATTGTCTTATTTGGAAATAAGTTTTTCCAGTGAGTAGTTTGACTAGGCTCATAAACAATGTTCGGGTTGATTTGTGCTAAATTATTCATGTATTTACCCCACTTAAAATGCAGATTATTATTAAAATGGCTAAGTCCTTCATGCTGAAATGCCTACCCAAAACCAAACCGAAATAGTTGCCCAGATCAAGCAACCGACTGTATTTATAATCCAAGTTTCCGTTGAAATATTCATGCGTCACTATTCTGATAATCAGGAACAATATTAGAATTGTAAAAGTCGGCAGCAGCGGCATTCATGAGCGAAACCAATCCGCGCCATTTGGCTGCAGCATCAGCATCACTAAGTTGCTCACCCTTTAAGGCATCCATTTGAATATCGTTGTGTTTAATTTGGCGGTTCGATGTGCAAATATCTTCAAGCAAATCGTTTGGCTCAACCGAACCTTCTGGCGTTGTATAAGAATCTTGAGCAGTAAACTCAGAAATAAACTCAGCAAGATCTGGGGTTACGATTTGCCCACATTCATTACGATTGAAGTGCTTGTTAATTTTGTTGTATGCGTTCATAGCTCTGCTCTTTCGTTACTGTGTATGCGTTATAGTGTAAGCCAACTAACACTTGAAAGCAAGCAGAGTAAATGAAATGAGTAAAAAAGTTAGTGTGAGTTGCTAAAAAATAGGTTTTATGCAAATTTACTAAGAAGTGTTCCAGGCTGTAATAAAGGCGGGGCTATTGATATTTTTGTAAAGTTTATTTAGTTGGGGCCATTGGGCTCATCGTTTGATCCTATGATTAAACATCTTAATGTGGGCTACAATTTTGCTCGTTTTTGTTGTTGCCGAAGTTTGTTTTCATGAGCTTAAATTCTGGCCCACCAACTGCATACTTTGGCATTAGCTGGCTGTTACAGTCTGTGAATGTACAATGCCATTCCCAAATTGTAATTTCAGTCATCCAGTGCATTTTTTTGCAGCGCATTTTTGAATAGTTAAAAAAGGTATTCATGATATTATTCGGCTGTATAAGAGCCGACTATTACTCCTATTATTTTAGTATATTCGTTAAATTGTTGAATGGGATAGGCCACATTAAGCGGCTTTAAATATTTGACACCTCCATCCAAAACGTATTCTCGAAATACTGATTCATCGGTGAATGTATTAATTGCAATAACTCTATCTCCTGTTTTTGGGGTTTTTGTTTGGTCAATAAAAATTAGCGTTCCTTTATTGTATGACCTGCCATTAGGCGAAGTCATGACATCATTTTTTACTTCTAATGCGAAAGAATTATCCCCGATGTCATAGGGGCATCCTACAAACTGGTCGTTATCACCCATTTTAAATGAGCCTTTTATTATACTAGGCAAAGAACTCCAGCTTATTACTGGGAGTTTCTTTGTAATCGGTTGCAGTTTCAAACCTTTCAAAAGCCCAAGCTCGTCATCTGAAATTAACTGTTCAGTAGAGTACCCGAATGCTTTTGCTAGAGAAACGAGGGTATCGCCTTTTACCTCGGCTAGAGGGTTAGTTTCGATTTGGGCAATGCGCCCACGACTTAAGTTAGTTCTTTTTGATAAATCAAGTTGGGTCCAGCCTTGATCTTTTCGTAAACCTTTAACTCGCTTTCCAAGGTCTAACATTTTAAATCCTTTGCTATAAATTGTTGTGGCTTTTACTTCTTTCTTGTAAGCCAGCTTACATGTTATTAGTGTT